GCAAAATTGTGAGCAGAGAATTCAAAAAACCCTCATAAATAAAGGGTTTTTTTTATTTTGCTTGTAAGCAGGTTCTGCAAGAAAATCAAAAATATGTTATAATTACTAGTTAAAAAGCAAAATTTTAAAGTATGTCTATAAATCAAAAAGTTAAAAAAGAAATAGAAACACAAATTGAAAATGCCTTTTCAGAAAGGGTTGCTTTAGCAATTGAAGTTTGGGAACAAACAATCAAAGGAGAAAACAAAAGTGAGTTAAGATATAAAGCCGCTAAAGATTTAATTGAAAGGTTAGTTGGCAAACCGGCTCAAGTTCAAAGATTGGCAGGAGTTGAGACAGACGAAGTTAGGATTAAGATAATCACAGATGAAGGAAATTCAAATAAAACTTAATAAATATCAATCACAGATTTTTAAAAGTAAAAAAAGATTTCTATTAGCAGTATCAGGAATTCAAGGCGGCAAGACATTCTTAGGAGCGATTTGGTTATTAAGAGAAATTCTAAAAGACAAGAAAAGCAACTATTTGATTTCTGCACCAACTTATAAAATTTTACAACAATCAACATTACCAAAATTTTTTGAAGTAGCATCGCAATTAAGAAAGTTCTATAAAAAACAAGAAAATGTAATAGAATTACCAGAAGGTGGAAAGGTTTTCATTAGAAGCACTGAAGACCCAAACAAATTGGAAGGAATGACATTAAAAGCGGCTTGGTTAGATGAAGCAGGACAGATGAAGTATTTAGTTTGGATTAACATTCAAGGCAGATTGGCAATTAAGCAAGGTAGGTTGTTAATGACAACAACACCGTATTCACTAAACTGGCTTTATCACGATTTTTATCAACGATGGAAAGAAGGAGACAAAGACATAGATGTGGTTCAATGGCGAAGTATAGATAATCCTTATTTTCCCAAAGAAGAATATGAAAGAGCAAAGAACATTCTTGATGAGAGAGTATTTCAAAGACGCTATAATGGCATCTTTGAAAAAATGGAAGGATTGGTTTATGCAGATTTTAGTGTAAGAAACATAATTGAAAAAGTTGATGCTGTTATTGAAGAAACTTTTGCTGGTGTAGATTTTGGTTTCAACAACCCAACGGCAATTGCAGTTATTCAAAAAGATAAAGATGGAAACTTTTACATAGTTGACGAGTATTATAAAACTGGCAAGACCCAAGATGAAATAAACGAAGTTTGTCTTGTTTTACAGAATAAATACAAAATACAGTTTTGGTATCCTGATCCAGCCGAACCAGATAGAATTGAGAGTATGAAACGAAAAGGAATATATTGCCGTGATGTTAACAAAGATGTTAGTGCAGGTATTGACAGAGTGAAGGAGTTAATCCGACAAGGTAGATTGAAAGTTTTAAAACATTGCAAACACATAATTGATGAGTTTGAAACTTATCACTACCCAGAAGAGGAAACAAAAGAAGAGCCAGTAAAAGAGAACGACCATTTAATGGATGCAGTCAGATATGCAATTTACACACATTCACCACGAGAGGAGGTTTTACAAGATGTCAGTTTAAAAGAGTTTTTAACAATTCCAGAAGATGAATTCTAAAAAAACAACTAAAATTGAAGAAAAGAAGGAGGAAATATCACTTAACTATCCTGCTACTGATATTGAGAAACAGGCAATTAATTTTGTAGTGTTAGCAAAAGAACGCTTTGAAAGAGCAAGTCAGTTAATAAGGCAGGATTTAAAAACAGCCAAAAAGAATTTTTTAGGTATTTACGACCAACCAAGAACAATTGAAACAAACAGAAAGAAAACTTGGATACCGCTGACTTATTGGATACACAAAGTTATTTCTTCAAAATTAAGGGCAGATGAGAGAGTTGTGAATGTCCTACCAGTTGGTGAAGACGATGTAGAAACTGCTCCAATTCTTGAACAAACATTGAGATGGTTATTAAGAAAAGTGAATTTTGGTGAGTTAGTAAAGGATTTCAGAGACCAACTTGTGCTATACGGCAATGCAGTTTGGAAGGCAGGTTGGAAATACTACAGAACTTATGAGATTTTTCCAGAAACCACAATCAGTAAGGTTTGGTATAAAAAAATTACCAGAAAAGTTAAAAAAGTAATTAACGAAATAAATAAAAAATACAAGATTATTGAAAAACGAGTTGGTGAATTAAACCTTGAGGTTGTCAATTTGTTTGATTTATGGATAAACCCATTAACTAAGTCATTGGCTGATGATGTAGTTATTTACAGAATAGTAGTGAGTTATGATGAACTTCTTAATACTCCTGGTTATAAAAACACTGAGTATGTTAAGCCAGTTAAGAGAATTCAAGGTAAGAGTTGGGACAGCACAACGACTTTAACTTATGACATTCAGAATTCTGTAATTGAAGGGGCAACAGAAATTGTAGAGGTTTATGAATACTGGGGCAAAATACCAGCAAATTGGATAGATAAAAAATTGCCTGAGGTTAAAGTGCCAGGAGTGATTAGGATTGCTTGGACAAACAATCAAGACCCAGTTCTTTTACAAATTGAAGCAAATCCTTTAGGAGTTAATCCATTTGTTGAGGCTTTTTATGAGAAAAACGATAACACTTGGTATGCCAGAGGTGTTGGGCAATTGTTTTCTCACTTTCAAAGTTATATTAACAGGGCTTGGAATAGAATGGAAGAAAACGAAAGAAATCTTTTACAGGGGATATTCTTAAGAAGGAGAAATTCAGGAGCAAGGAAATTAGTAAGCGGAGCAGGAGTAATTTGGGATGTGCTTGATATTAACGATGTTCAACAATTGCCTATTCAGGACATTACAATGAACATTTCTAAAAGGGTTTCTGATGCTCTTATTCTTGTTCAGCAAGTGGCAGGAGTATTTGATATTAACTCTTATATGCTTGCTGGTAGAGGAGTTTCTCAAATGAAAGCAACCAGTTCCTTAATTCAAGAAAGAGTTGGTAGTGAAAGAGTGGCAGATTTGGCAGACAGGTTTAGAGATGCCTTAACCAGATTGTTTAAAAACTTAATTGTGCCATTAGTTATTCAGAATTTAGAGCCAGGCACAATTATTAAAATCACAGGACAACCAGATGAGTTAGAAAGAATTGACGAAATTCTTAAAACGCCAGAAAAAGAAAAGAAAGGCAATTACAGGTTTGTTAAAATTCAAAACCCTCAAGATTTAGATGGTGAATATGACTTTGAAATTGATTTAGATGCTTCAGTTCCTCAAAACAAAGCATTAAGAATAAAACAATTGCAAGATGTTTTAGCAATGGCTTCCTCTGATCCAGAAAGTGGAATAAACAAACAGGAAATTTACAAAGAACTTCTCCAAGAATTGGGATTGAAAGGAGAGAGATTTTTCCAAAAAGAAGAAGAGCAACTACCTTTAAAGGTCGGTCAGATTAGCAAGAAAGGAGGAGGAAGTTTGGCTGGTGAAGCAAGTCAACTTGCTGAAGCCCTGCCAAAAGTTAATTTGCCAAAAGAAATCCCTTACTAATTAATAATAAAAATATGCCTTATCCAGGAGTTCCCAGTGAAAAAGTTAAAAAGTTAGATGATTGTGTTAAGAGGGTAATGAGTAGTCCCTCCTTTGCCAAAACTTACAAAAAAAGAAAAGATAAAAAAATGACAAGAAAGCAATTAGCAATTGCTATTTGTCGTTCAGCAATGGATTTATGATAGAAAACAACCAAGCAAAAAGAGAAATGGAAGAGGTTTTGAAGAAAGCCAAAGCATTAAAGGAAACGATGGAAACTGATGGTTGGCAAGTGGTGGAGGAGATTGCCAGAGTTTTAATACAAAAGAACAGATTTGTTGATGATTTAGATTTAGAAAAGGATTTAAAAGAGCAAATCCTTAAAAAGAAAATGAAAGTTGAGGCATTGAACGAGTTTTTTGAAGCGATTGATAAAATAATTGCTGAAGGTGAAAACGCTTTTGACTTTTTAAACAAAGGAAAAAAAGAACAAGAGGAGAACTAAAGGTCGGTTTTAGTCCCTAAACAATAAAAAATGGACGATACAAAAGAGGTTAATACTGCCCCTTCAGTGTCTGACGTCAACCCTGAAGGGATACCAGAAGAAGAGAAAACCTCTACTTCTGCTCCCGATAAGGAGACGGCAGAAACTCTATTGGCAGGTAAATACAAATCTCCGGAAGAGTTAGAGAAAGCCTACAAAGAAGCAGAGAAAAAAATCTCTGAACTTGGAAGCGAGGCATCTCGTCTTCGCCAGAAAAGTGCTTTAATTGACAAAGTTGTTGAGAAATACAAGGAATTTGGTTATTCAGAAGAGGAAGCATTAGGAGAGTTGGAGAAAATTAGTGAAATAGCACCAGATGACTTTTCTTCAACAGAGGATATTACTGAAAGGAAATTAAAGAAATTTGAGAGAGAACTTCTCTTAACAAAAAGAGAAATTGAGATTTCCAAATTTCTTGAGAAGCAACCTGAAGCAAAGCACTTTGAAAGCGAATTGAAAGAATTGGTGGCTCGTTATCCAGATAGTTCAGTAGATGAGATTTATCATCGCTTCTTTGGAAAGGCATTTCAATTAGCCAAAGAACTCTCTTCTGCAGAAAGAGAAGTCAAAGAAGAGAATTCGGCTAAAACTTCCTCTGTTAGAACAGGAGGAAGAACTCTAACTCCAGAGGAGATTAAAAAACTGCCATTAGAGGAACAGCGTAAAATTATAGGGACGGTATAAAAAAAAACTAAAAAATGGCTGACGCTTTGACTACAACTGGCACTGTTTCAGAGGTTTTGAAGAATTACTACGATGAGTTGTTTTTGCAAACGGCTGATGCTGTCTTTGTTTTGAAGCCATTGGGTAGAAAAGGAAGAATTCCACCAACCGAAGGTAAGACCGTCTATTGGACAAGGATTGAGCATTTGTCTGCTGCTACAACCGCTTTAACAGAAGCAACAACGCCTGATGCTGTTGGAATGAGCGCTACCAACGTTACAGCCACAGCAAGCCAATATGGTAATTGGGTTAAGGTGTCTGACTTATTGAAGTTGACAGCAATTGACCCAACCATTGAAGGTTTCATCAGAGAATTGGCTTACAATGCTGCTCTCTCAATTGACACCGTCATTAGAGATGCAGTGTTTGCCGGTGGAACGGCTTTGTATGCTTCTGGTGTAGCAGACAGAACAGCAATTTCGGCTACTGATGTCTTGACGGTTGCTGACTTAAGAAAAGCAGTCAGGAACTTGGAAAATGCCAAGTCAAGTCCTTATGACGATGGCTACTACGTTGGTGTTATTCATCCTTATGTGAAGTATGACTTGGAAGGTGATAGCGACTGGGTAAATGCTCACATTTACACCAGTGAAGGAGTAAAGAATGTCTACAATGGAGAGGTTGGTAAGATTTACAACATCAAGTTTGTCCAGCCAACCACCCAAGCAAATGTCTTGGTGAATTCTGGTTCGGCTGACACTGATGTTTACCAGACAATGATAATGGGTAAGGAATTCTTTGGTGTTTCTGACTTACAGAATTTGACGACTTATGTGAAACCAGCCACATCTGGTGGAACTTCCAACCCATTGGAACTCTACTCCACGATTGGCTGGAAGGCTGCTTTTGCTGTGAAGGTCTTGAACGACAACTTTGCTCAGAGGATTGAGAGTGCTGCTTCATCCTAAGTTTTCGTAGTTTTTGAGATGGTTCTGCGGTTTCCTTGCGCCACGAGGAGGGCAGAACCAATCAAAGATTATGAGAACAGAGGAATTTATTAAAAAATTACAAAAAAAATACGGAAAGGATTTAAGGACTAATTTAGATAGAGCCAGAAAGGAAGGTAAGGAGACGGCTGGTTTGTATTGGAAAGGAGAACATATTGGCAGTTTGCCAGTAAAGGAGATTTTTGATAACAAAAAAGATAGTTATCAAACTTCGTATGGTGTTAAACATCGCACCACAAAAATGGTCGGAGAAATTGTAAGAAAAAAAATTAAAGGTAAATAAAATGCCAAGAAAATCAAAAAAATCAACAACCAAAAAAAAGGTTGTTGCTACAATCACCGAAGGGTGTGCCTTTTGTGGCAAACCAATTCGGGGAGGCGGGATTGTAGGTAAAAGTGGTAAGAGATATTGCACTCTTGCCTGTAAAAACAATGCCAAAGATTAGTGTTATTGTTTCCACATATAATCGTTTAGAAAGGTTGAAAAAGGCAGTCCAGTCAGTTTTGGAACAAACCTTTCAGGATTGGGAATTGATAATTGTTGATGATGGTTCAACTGACGGGACACAAAAATGGGTTAGTTCATTGAAAAATGAAAAGGTCAGGTATTTAAGGATAAAGCATTTTGGCAGTGATACAAAACCAAAAAATGAAGGAATAAAAATTGCTAAAGGAGAGTATGTTTGTTTTCTTGATGATGATAATGAATACAGGAAAGATGCTTTGATGATTTTGTATAAAGCAATTAAAGACGAGAAAGAACCTGTCTTGGTATATGGAATGAGATTGGTTATAGATGACACAGGTCAGTATGGTTCAGCCATTGGCAAGACAAGCGAGCCAAATTACCAGTATTTATTTGTAAGAAATTATATTGACTTTGGTGAAATGATAACTCAAAAACAAAACATTATTGATGTTGGCGGGCTTGATGAGAAATTGAAAAAGTTTGTTGATTGGAATTTGTGGGTTAGAATGGTTAAGAATGGTGTTAAACTGAAAAAAGTTAATGCTATTATTCAGGAATATCATATGCACTCCCAGATGAAGAGTATGAAAATTAGAACTCCGATTGTTAATGGGTTATTTGTGCCGACTTTCAATCCTGCCAGTTGTCCTGTGAATGTTGGTTATCTTTCCAAACCTAAAAAGCCAAAAGTGGCTATTTACACTTTAACTTGGAATAGATTGCCTTTAACTAAATTGATGTGGCAAGGATTGAAAGAGAATACAAAATATCCTTTTGATTGGTTTGTTGTGGATCAGGGAAGTAAAGATGGTACTCAGGAATGGTTGAAAGATAAAGTTAAGGAAATGCTTTGTTTGGATAAAAATGTTGGTATTTCAAAAGGAAGTAATTTGGCAGTAGAGATGATTTTGAAAAAAGGCGATTATGACATAATTTTCAAGGTTGATAATGACACAATAATGAAAACAGAGGATTGGCTTGAGAGAATGGTTGACTTATGGCAAAGAAACAAAATGCTGGCTTTGTCTCCTTATATTGAAGGACTAAGAGACAATCCTGGCGGTGCACCAAGAATTGCTTATACAACTATTGGCAAAGAGTATTTAGGGATTACTCAGCATTTAGGCGGTTGCTTTATTGGAGTAAGAAAAGAAGCGTATAAAGATTATCGTTGGAAAGAAAACTCGTTTTTACACGGCGAGCAAGATTTGGAATTCAGCCGATATTTATTAGATAATCGTTATATGTTGGCTTATGTAGAAGGAATAAAAGCCGAACATAATACTCAAAAACAAGAAGAGAGATTTAAAGATTACTTTCAGCAACGAAAAATAGCCAGACAAACAAGGTATGAAGAAAGTTAGCGTTTTAATAGCCACTTATAATCAAAAAACCCTTGAAAAAGCGGTTAAATCTGCTTTAGGAAACGATATAGTTATTTGTGATGATGGTGGAAATAATAATGCTTTGGAAATAGCCAGAAAATACAAGACAAAGTATGTTTGGCAACCAGACGAAGGAATGCGACTTGCTAAAAACTGGAATAACGGCATTAAACTGGCAGAAGGAGATTATTGCTTTTTTATTAGTGGAGACACTTATCTTGACAAGAATACTTTGGAATTATTAAGAAAACACGCTGATGAGAATTCAGTTTTAAATACTGTCAGAATTTATGTTGATGAGAAAGGAAAAGAAATTGGCAAGGATTGGCGGTTTAACGAGGATTTTTTTAAAAAGGAAGAAGTTGTGGAAATCAACGATGATGCTCCGTTTTGGTCAATAACTGGGAATGGATTGTTTGTGCCGACTTATTGGGCAAAAAAAATTATGTGGGACGAAAGGTTTGTTGGTTATGGAAGAGATGATTATAAGTTTGCCTTTGACTTATGGAAAGAAGGATTGAGGTTTAAAATTTTGCCTCAAGCGAGGATTTATCACATCGGTTTCCAAAAGAACATTCCTGACAACCCTAACAATGTGAAATTATTAAAACAAGCAATTGAAGAATATGAGAAAAATTATCATTGATTTAGATGACTTTCAGCCATCGGCTGTCAATTTAGATTTATTACTTAAATTAAAAGAGCATTTTCCAAAGTTGAAAATCAGTGCTTTTACAATTCCAATAGATGCGAACCTGATTTTTGGCAAGATTAAAAAAGAAAAGGTATTAGAATGGGCTGGTTTGATGAGAAAACTTGATTGGATAGAGTTTTATCCTCACGGCATAGCCCACACACCAAACGAATGGCGAGTTAATGACAGGAAAAAAGTAGAAGCAATGATAAAAGTAATGGAAAAAGCATTTAACGACTTAGATTTGCCC